TATTGTATTTTTTGAAATTTAATTCTACTTTTTCTTTTTTGTATGGAGTTGATGGAGAATATAAATGTTTATTACACGCCATTATAGCAAATCCAGAACTTATTGTTGCATCATGCTTTGTTCTATTATTTATATTAAATCTAGACCAGTCATTTAATGTTTTTTGAAAATACATATCACCATACCCGCTTTCTTTATATCCAACGTGTTCTTCTATATAAGTTTCAATAGCTGAAGCATGTGCTTGTATAATATCTTGACCTGCTGATGGAATACCGCCGATTTCTTTTTCAGTTGGTGATAAATTGTTCCAGGCTTTGTCCGGTCTATTCATCGAGAATGGTCTATAACCCCTTCTTTTTAAATAGTATAACAATCTAGCTTTGTTGTTCTCTGCTAATATTGGCATACCGTAAAAAACTAACGCCATTAAAACCTCCTCGAAAAATATCTCCGATGTTTGTGGTCTAGCTATATACTCTAAAAAGAAATGGCTTGGCGGAACATCTTCCATTGAGAACTTAGTTAATCCATGCAATGATCCATTTGATCCTCTTACATCGACTGTTCCTGATATATCGTAACTATCACATCCAAATGCACCTAAATGTTCATTTCCTGGATATTTAAGCCCATCCTTTATTATTACACGGTTTTGGAGATGTTTAGGTGGAACCCAAGATATTAAGAACCTTCCGTCTTTATTTGGGTAAAATGCAACCTTAGAATCTTGTATTCCATTCTCCCATTGAAAACTACCTCTTGTTAATACCGATGAGTTTCGTAGATCATCATTGTAATCTATTTGCTCGTATATTTTTGTAAGATTAAATAAAGATTGTTTCGCTTCATCTCTAAATGCGTGCTGCTCTGTTCTTGGAAACTGACGATAGTATTCATTTAAACCGTCTTGATCTTGTTTTAAACCATCAACCTCATTTTGCCAATGTTCTATAACCCCGTATTCTATATAACTACCATCTATACCTTTAATTGGTTTTTCTGGTGTATCGAATACAGGTATTCCATAAGAATCAATGAATCCCTCGTACGACCATTCCATAGGTATGAACAAACTATATAATCCTGAGCTAGTCTGTCCATTGCGGTTTCTGCGGGTAACATCTGAATCATTATATAATTTTTTAAAGTTTTCTCCCCCTTTGTCTAAAGAGTTTGAGGTTGAACCCATCATACACTTACCAATAACCCTACTACCTAATCTTAACGTTGTTTTTGTAACACGCCAGTTATTTAATATGTTATCAGGTTTTTCCCATTTACCACTTTCGTCGTGTACTAATAGTTTTAATTTTTCACCATCATAGCTATTGTCTCCAGTGTTCTTCCAGTCAATTGTAGTATCTAATCCTTCAAGCTCCTCTAATTTTTCATTAGAATCTAATTTTCTTCTTGTAAGTTTAGAAGCGGGTATTCTATATGCTAATTCTGTTTTTGGTCTATCCATACCATCTTGGATAGGTTTGAAAAAGAAAGGGTAGTTAACCGATATAGGCACAACCTTGTCTGTAAACATTTTTTTAGCATCAGCTCCAGATTTTGATAGTATACCAAATCTTGAGTCACTTGATATTGTTGCTTGGTTTACAAGTTCAGCAGATGACATAAAAGAAAATCCAGAACGTCTATTTTTTAAATAACACATTCCGTAACACCTCGGATCCGCTTTGCAGGCTTCCCAAAATATAAAAAATAATCTATTTGACTCCCTAAAATCTGCTGCTCCAACGTCTATCTTGCTCCATTGCAAGTACATATAATGCGTACCTGTTATATAAGTTGGTGAACCATTACTGTAGTATGAAAATCCTTCGTCTCTTCTTTTGAATTCCAGATCTATGTAATCGTACCAATATTCTTTAAAACTATCGGGATGTTTATTCCAATCCCCAACGTTCTTTATTTTATCTAATTCTTTTGGATATGGCGCTTGCTCCCAATATTGCTCTTCTTTTACTTCAGATCTTTTATAAGCGTCTTCTATTAATGGTAATGCAATTCTAAGATTTTGTATTTCGTATATTTCTCCAATCTTGCCAGTTTTGCTGATAACAACTACATCGTAATCTTTATCGTATCCGTATTTCCATTTATTCAACCTATTGTTTTTCTTAATAACAGCAGGTTTTATATAATCTGTTAATACTTTGTATAAAGTTTGTTCGTACATTATCTAGATCTCCCTTCTGCAAATCCTTTAAATGGTTTTGCTACAGTTTCTTTAGAAGCTTCCTCAATCATTTTTGTTTCATCTTCTATTCTAGCAAGTATTTCGAAAGCATCGAATATTGCTAATTTTTTTGTTGCTGCAGCATTCTTTAATTTGTCTGCCGCTAAATCGTCATCTCCATTATCTAATATAGCCTCTTCTGCAACTTTAATTAGCTCCAATACCGCTTTGTGCCCAGCTTGGATTATATTCAACTTCGTCTCCTTTGTATCCATATTTAATTACAATATCATTAGATTTCATACAATATAACCGCTGGCCTTCTATAATAAACTCATACTCACCATTAGGGGTATAGCCTACTAGATCTCCAGGGTTGATTTTAAGCTTGTTTAAAGACTCATTTCCGTATTTTAATATACCAATAAGTTCTCTCTCTTTATTTGCTTTAAAACAATCATTATTTTTTATTGGTTTTACAAAACATCTATCATTAAAAGCGATCCATTCTTTATCATTTTTATACAGATAGATTTGGTCGGCATTACAAAAATATTTATTGTCTTTAAAATAAGACATACCATTTTTACTTTTACCCCTTATATCATAAAACCTTCTAAACACATTATGGTGAATTACTACTAAATCTCCCTCTTTAATTTCTGTTTTGAATGCTAAAGGAGTTGCTATCACAACCGCTACATTATTAACAGATTTAAAACTTTCTATTTTCGTATTTAGCAATAATTCTTTATTATCTACCTTAATGCTGTTTTCATATCTTTCACCTAATGGCTCAACTATAAAACTGAATATACTTCTCATTAATACTCTAAATCATATTCAACAGATATAGCCATGTTAGAGTTGAATTTCTTCCATGGCATTATCTCATCTCCTTTCTTTATGTGAATATTATAAGAATTGTCCGACTCATTAAACAATATATGCGAGATTTCATGACCACCATAAACTGTTTGTCCTATAGAGTAATGCATTGCATCATTCTTATAGTCTGAGCCTATACTTATTTTTCTTACAACCGTATCCATTACATTACTCTTTTGATTCTTTTACTATTTCAGTATAAGATCCGTCTTCAAGATTAATATTAATTGGACCGTATTCAGCTTCAATTTCTTTTTTAAATTCTTCAACAGATTTGTTTACGTCCGCTAATTGGTGTAAGTAACCGTGTTTCTGCGACTCTACCACCCCGATGTTTGTCAATAATGCTTGCAAATCTTTTTGGCCTTTAACAATTTTTTCTAATTGTTCTTCTGTGATTCTTTTTACTTTTGATTTCATTTGATTTAATTTTATTGTTCTATTTTTCTATTATTATTTTTTAGCAGCTTTAACTGTTTCTACTTTTGATTGTAAAAAGTCAAGGTTTGCTTTTCTTCTAGATTCTGTATCAGATTTTTTTGCTTTATAAGATCTAACCATTTCATCAGCTTCCGGCGATCCAATACGGGCTCTAGATATTTCTTTTTTATCGCCCCCTCTAAGGATTAATAAATCTTTTGTTTTATCTATTGTTTTTTCGTATCCCCCTTTATTAGCTAGGTTATCTAACGGAGATGTTGTTGGATTATAGCCTTCCGTATTCCCAACAGCGCCACTATTTAAATTTGCCGGTAATCCGCCTCCTGTTTTAGGACCATTACCTCTTCCTGGTGTTTGAGTATATGCCATCTTATTTTTTCTTTTTAATCATTGTTTTTTTCGCTGCAACTTTTTCTTTCATTTGTTTAGCCATAGCTGCTTTAGAAGCATATTTTTCTCCAGTGGCTTTTTCTGTTCCCATTTTTTTCATAATAATTAGTCTTTAGTTTCGTTATTGTTTTTTTTATCCGTATATAGTGTTATCCATCTATTAACAGTGTAGCCAATAGAAACTAGTAATAACATTATTTTTAAAGCAGGCTCTATAGCAGTCATGCTTATAACCATAGTAGCTCCGTTAAACAGGTATATTTTTAAATCAGTATGCCCCATTATAACGACCTTTTGCTCTTTGAGTAATTGCACAACCACAAGCCATTGGTTTGTCGTTATTTAAAATAATTCCGTCTTTCCCAGAACTTGATCCTTTTCCTTTTGGTAAAGAGTCAGTATTAAAAGGACCATTCCATAAAGCATTAGCTCCAACCCCTGAAGTTTTAGCTAGTTTATCATGAGAATCCATTGGGTGTGTTTTAATGTTTACGTTCATAATTAATATGTTTGTAGGTTATTGTTTGGCATAATTTGAGTTTGCACATTTTGTGGATTTGCCACTGGTAAATTTGGAGCAACATATTGTGATGCTGGATTAAGCTGC